CTCAACATCGAAGAACTCAGCTATCAAAACATTTATGCAGTGCCATTGGGGTACAAATACCTTATTGTGTCGGACGCTACCAATTCGGGTCTATGGAGCATATACACTGTGGTTTCTGGACTGATCCTTGGTGAGCGGGTGACCAGATTGACTCGAGTACAAAGCTATGACACCAGGAAATATTGGCAACATCTTGACTGGTATCTACCAGGGTACAACCCAGCCACAGGTGAAGTAGCAGAAGTACCAGTTTATGCCTCCTTGGCCAGCATTGAAACAACCACACCTATCGGTGCCAGTGTTAGAGTGACAACCAATGCCCAAGGAAAATGGGAAATATATCAGCGTATCATAACTGGCTGGGCCAGAGTAGGATTACAAGATGGCACCATTGAATTCAAAGCTGAACTTTGGGATTATGCGTTGGGCGGTTTTGGATTTGATGTCACGGTGTTTGATGCCAATTATTTTGATGAAGAACCTGTGACCGAAACACGCAAAATTATACAGGCTATCAATCAAGAACTTTTTATAAATGAACTAGCCATTGAACGTAATAAATTGTTGATTTTGGCCTTTGAGATTGCACTCAGTCAATTTGAAGCGCCAGAATGGTTGACTAAAACCAGCCTGATTGATGTGAAACACAACATACGTGAACTAGTTCCGTTCCAAGTTTACCGTAGAGACAATCAGGAATTTGTTCTGGATTATTTGCAAGAAGTAAAACCATATCATGTACAAGTAAAAGAATTCTTCTTGTCCTATGATGGTATTGATACCTATGCTGGCACAATCACCGATTTTGACAGTCCTAGCTATTTTAACAATGACTTAGAAATACCGCAATACGTAAATCCTGTGTTGTTGCCATATACCAAGAGCACTGCCACCGGAACAGGTACACCCAGCAGCATAGCGGACACACCAGAAGATGCTGAGATCTGGTCCCTGACACCCTGGGATCAGTGGTATGGAATCTACAAGTTTTCAGTTGACTCAGTGACCGTGACCAATGGAGGAACCGGCTACATCGAGGCTCCGGTCGTGAATGTGGCCGGAGACAGTGTGACTCCGGCCGTGTTTGAAGCAGTAGTGAGCGCAGGTCAAGTGGTTGAAATTACTGTGGTAAATCCAGGATCTGGATACAGTGCTCCACCGGAATTGACCTTGATAGGGGGTGGCGGAATTGGGGCGACAGCAGTAGTCGTAATGACCGGCACATATCTGACCGGAAACGGACAAAGTTACAATACGGTGCCATTGGTCAATCAGAATTTGTCTTACAATTTGGTCAGATCTTTTACCACCACAATCAAGTATGACAGATATGAATATAGAAGTGATATTGCCGAATGGCAACCCGACGTTAACTACGACAACGGAACTCGGGTAAGATACAACAACCGCGTTTGGGCAGCCAATAGCAGTGATAGTTCGGTTGTAAACACATCAACATTTGATCCTGACGATTGGGTGGTAGTGTCAGCTGAGTTGTTAAGTGGCATAGATCGTACACAAGGCTATTACGATCCTACACCAAACCAGCCCGGGCTGAGTTTGCCATTGTTGATCGATGGCCTTGACTATCCCGGAGTACAAGTTGATGCCCCTGACTTCAATCAAAACACAGGCTTTGATGTTGGAAACTATGATATCAATCCTTTTGATAATATTTCATATGGTCCAGAAGGACGTCCAACCTATGATCCTGGAATCTTGGATGCTATATATCGAAGCGACTATTTAGATCCATATCTAGGTGTGTTGCCGGCCCCGGCCTATGATGGAGCACCTCCCAACACTGGACCCAATCCTATAGTTGTGGCCGGAGGTGGCTATGTGGATACCTATAGTAGCCATGCTCCCGAAGAACTCATACCTGGCAGCGAGTTTGATACCTTGGATTTCCGCGTGTTTACCAATGATGATGACAGTGCCATCACTGGCCCCAACTTCCGTATATTCCAAGACATGCGTGGGGTACAGGCCACTTATAGGATTACCAATCAGACTACCACTCAATTACAACAATCTCTCTCGCCGACCGATGATGTAATATATGTAGTCGATGCTTCGGCCTTGCTGGAACCAAACTTGGAAGAAAACATCTGGGGAATATTGACCATCAAAGGTGAACGCATCATGTATCGCTATAGAGACACTGTCAACAACACTGTCAGCAGTCTGCGTCGAGGCACAGGTGGCACTGGTACTGGCAACATTATGACATCTGGCGATCTGGCCGGCACTCCGTTGGTATATCCAGTTGGCACCGCGGTCTATAACATGGCCCGTGACAATTTATTACCAGACCCTTATCAAAATTACATTGTGAGCAATCAAGTGATAGATCCTGTGACCAATCGGCCGCTTAACATCGGGGATGGTAGCACAGTGATATTCTTTGCACCGACTATAGATTTGGGTAGTCTTGACAGCACCAGTATTGAGGAAGCTGTGGAAGTGTTTGTAGGTGGAACAAGAGTGCAGGCTGGATACACCATTACAGCAGATAATCCGGTTGAAATTGTATTTGATACTCCGCCGCCCAACGGATATGAAGTATTGATACTAGTGCGCAGAGGAACCACATGGTATAATCCAGCAACACCGGGGTTGACACTGGGGCAAACTGACACCGTGGCCGCAAGGTTTTTACGGGGCGAATAATTAAGGTAAATACAGAATGACACAAAATACAGACACCAAACAGGCAACAGGGCAGACAATACCAGAGCCCAAACGACCCAACGAAACCGGAAGTATTTCGGTTGAGGGTTTTGTGAAAATATTTGACCCCAAGACCAAGGAAATATTTGTGGAGAAGCGAGCATGATACAACCTGGATTCTGCAAAATAGAAGGATTTATCAAAATATTTGATCCAAATTCGGGAGAAGTGTTGGTAGACAAAAAAAATGCCATACACTACGAAAATATCAGTATAGCCATGGCTCAAACTTTGAGTAATAGAAATTTAGGCTACATCTATGCTATGGCCTTTGGCAACGGTGGGTCCAGCGTGGATCCCACCGGCGTGATCACATATCTACCTCCAAATACCACGGGTCAAAATGCTGATCTTTACAACGAAACCTATTATAAAGTGGTCGATGACAATTCTGCGGCCAACACAGATCCAGTAAACAACAATATGACTGTGTTGCACACCACAGGCAAAGTTTATACTGATATATTAGTAAGTTGTTTGTTAGACTACGGCGAGCCCCCAGGACAACAGGCTTTTGATAACAGTACCAACTTCAATGGCGAGTATGTGTTTGACGAGTTAGGACTCAAATGCTGGAATGGCAGCGCTGAAGATTTGCGATTGATAACCCATGTGATTTTCCATCCTGTACAAAAGAGTTTGAATCGTCAAATACAAATAGATTATACCTTGCGTATACAAACTTTAACTAATTTAAGTGCCGCATAAAGTATGTATATTTTGATATCGCATAAATAACAACAAGACGGAGTAAGCACAATGGCATACGTAATTAATTTAACCAACGGTACAGTATTTGCTACCATACCAGATGGTACTATAAACACATCAAGTTCGATGATCTTGGTGGGCAAAAACTACGCTGGTTATGGTGAATTTTTAGATGAAAACTTTATCCATCTACTTGAGAACGGAGCCAACAGCACTGCGCCAGCTGCTCCGTTGAATGGACAGTTGTGGTATGATACCACAGCAGGGTTGCTCAAAGTGTACAACGGCACCACATTTAAAAATCTTGGTGCGGCTACAGCCAGTTCGACCGCGCCAACATCCAATGTCACGGGCGATCTTTGGTTTGACACTACAAATCAGTTGCTGAAAGTCTGGACCGGTACAGCGTTTATTACCGTGGGTCCTAGTGTAGTAGCCGGAACCGGCGCCCAGGCCGTGACCATCAGCGACGGAACAACTACACACGATGCTATACAATTCACAGTAGCAGGTGATGTTATCGCTATCATGAGTGGCGACACAGTAGCTTATACTCCAAGTCCGGGAATCACTGGATTTTCTACAATCCGTCCCGGACTACAACTAACCACATCAAGTGCGGCTTATGAATTCCAAGGCACAGCAACCTTTGCCGACGAGCTCACAGGTGGCTTTGGTCCAGAAGACTTTATTCGTGGCAATGTCAATGCTACTACTTCTGGTACCTTGGCAGTGCTAAATGACAACGGATTCACTGTTGGGTCAGATCAGGATTTTAAGGTATCCGTAGCTACCAATGATGTGGTCCTTGCCAATCAGACCAACAACGGTGATATATTATTTAGAGTAAACATAGCAGGAATTCCTACCACAGTTATGACCATAGATGGAGCCACCGGTAACATAGCTGGTAACCAGATAAATGCCAACTATGCTGACGTAGCCGAGCGTTTTGAAGCCGACCAGGTGTTGACACCAGGCACAGTGGTTGAACTGGGCGGCACCGCGGAAATCACCAAAGTAAGTCAAGATCTAAGTGAAAATGTGTTTGGTGTAATAAGTACAAAGGCAGCATATCTGATGAACAGCCTTGCAGGGTCCAGCGATACACATCCTCCAGTGGCTATGACAGGGCGAGTGCCTGTAAGAACCATCGGCACTGTGCGCAAAGGTGACAGATTGGTTTCGGCTGGCAATGGATTGGCTCGAGCAGCTCAACCTGGAGAAGTCACAGCATTCAATGTAGTGGGACGTGCTCTCAAAGATAAAACAGATAGTGCTGAGGGTTTGGTCGAAGCTATTGTCAGTATAAAAAGTTAAAGTACATAGTTGACATGCTCGACTAACACAAAGGAAACAGAGAAATGACATATTCAGTTGGTGGATTAATACAAGCTACAGATTACAATGGCTTTGCTAACACAACAACAGGCGGCAACATCAATGCAGTCTGGAACACTGCCTATGGGCAAACTGCATTGAGCGAGGTATCAGTTGCTGCCACGGTCACTGCCACTCAGTGGGCCACGCTAAACAACACCCTGACTAGTGTAGGCGCCCATCAAGGTACTACACTTACATCAAGAACCAGCCCAGTGGCTGGAAACACCATCACAATTTTAAACAATCTAGGCACAGACTGTACCAATGTCAATACCAACAGGTTAAATGCCGCAGCTCAAGGATCGCAGTTCACCGGCTGGACTGGCACCAGTAGCAAAACCACTGCAACTGGATCAGGTGCCGCGGCCTGGACCATAACATTCACTCACACAGTGACTTTTGCTAATGCCACAGCCGCAACCAATTTCTTCAATGCCGGCGGAACTATCAAGATTGAATTCAGCAAGACCAGCACTGGCACAGATGCCGACGCTGACTGGAACAACTTGGCCAACACCATCTGCGGTGATGTTTTCCTGACCTCTGATGGCGCATCCAAAATCATTGCCGGTGTTACACGTCTGGGAACGTCGGTCACGGGTGGTTCAGGAACTCCTGGAACTTTGGCTTCGGCCACAGGCTGGAATCAGCTGACTGGTTCTCCAGTGGTAATTTACAAGCAGTTTGATACAGTATACACCTATACCAACAACTTTATCCAGATCAGCGCCAGCAAGTCTTCCACTGTGCTGACCTTGACCACAGTATGGTCGGATGCAGGCGACGCCACACCATTTGGTTCTACCAACAACATTTCGGGTGGTTCAGCGACTTCAGGCATCAGTTTCGGTACAGCGCCAGCCACCGTGGTCACATATTTCCCGCCCAGCACCACAAATCTTACCAACACCTGGGGCACGCCCACTGTGGCAGCCAGTGTTGCTTAACTAGATATATAGCATTCTGTATTACCAAAAGGGCCTTATAGCCCTTTACTTTCTGCACTTTTTCAAATATAATTAAGTCATGGATACTGATCAACTGGTAGCACAAAGCCGTGCCCGATTTGAACATTCTGCTGCACGCAGAGTATTGAAGGAAAAATATCAGGCCAAATTTACTTTTGCCCATGCCGGCGGCATGTGGCAGGCCGGACCAGAATTATTGACCTTGTTAAAATGTTGTTCCGGCCAGGCGGTCATATTGGACCTGTATGAAACACCGGTGCAAGTCAATGCTGAAGAATTTTATGAACAAGTGCTACAACGCTGGCAAGAACAACTCAATGCCTGGTTGGTCGAGTACGAGGAACTAAACAAAAAACGATGACTCGCGGCATTGTTATTTTTGCTTTCAACAACGAACAGATAGATTATCTGTCCATGGCCGAATGGTCAACCAGAAACATACATCGCCATTTGGATTTGCCTGTGGCGGTGATCACTGATCAATCTAGCATACCCAAGCACTACAGTTTTGATCGTGTAATACACACCAAGGCCACCGACACCCACTGGCGCCATTTCAAAGATTTTGGTGCCAATGCAACATGGTACAATGGTAGCCGAGTCAATGCTTATGAACTCAGTCCCTGGGATCATACCTTGGTGCTTGACGCAGACTATGTAGTTGCCAGCAATCAACTTGGACAACTGTTTGAAGTTGATCAAGATTTCTTAGATCATGACTGCGCCATAGAAGTCACTGGTATGAATAATTTTGATGAAAACAATCGATTTGGGCGGCACAAAATGCCCATGCGTTGGGCCACAGTCATGATGTTCCGTCGTAGTCAAACTGCTCAACTCATATTTGACAGCATGCAAATGATTCGACAAAATTGGCGTCATTACATAGACTTGTATGGCATACCTAAAAAGACCTATCGCAATGACATTGCTTTGAGCATAGCACAACTGATCGTGAACGGACACATGTTAGAAATTCCAAGTATTCCTTGGAATTTGGTCAGTGTAGAAGCCGATCATGCCCTAACACAACTTGATACTGATGTCTATCGAGTGGATTTTAAGACTGCTGACAATAAACCTAAATGGTTAACTTTGAATCATGATTTCCATGCCATGGGAAAAAAACATCTCGGAGACATAGTTGCCAATACGTTATGAACGCGGCTATGTGATACCGGCCATAGATACCGATGATGTAGATTATCTGTCTTGTGCTAGACAATTAGCACAATCCATAAGAGTCTGGCATCCAGATGCCAACATAAGTGTGCTTACGGTAAAAAGATGCAGTGATCCAGTGTTTGATCATGTGATTCCACTGCCATTTGGAGACCTGGGGGGCTGGGCTAATGACTGGCAGGTTTTCCATGCCAGCCCATATAGACAGACCATCAAACTTGAAGCAGACATGGTGGCCGCTGGTCCTGTGGATCATTGGTGGACATTGTTTGAACTAAGAGATGTGGTAATCAGCACCGGATGCCGAGACATTTATGATCAAGCCAGCCAATCAAGACGATATAGACAGTTGTTTGATTACAACAATCTACCTGACGTGTACAACGCTATAACCTATTGGCGTGTGAGTCCAACTGCCAAAGAATTTTTTGGTTTGGTAAAAAACATATTTGAACATTGGCTAGATTTTAAAAAATTTCTAAAAATGCCCGAAGACACTCCCAGCACAGATGTGGTCTATGCCATGGCCGCACAGATCATGGGCGCCGAACGTGTGACTTTACCTGGTCATCTTGGACCCAAAATAGTACACATGAAAAAAGAAATAATACCAATCATGACCAATGATTGGACCAAAGAAATGGTTTATGAAAACACCAATCCTGGATTGAGAATACATACAGTAGCACAAACAGGATTTGTGCATTATCACACTAAAGATTGGAGGATACAATGAGCAATGATCAAGAAAAAATCAAACACAGCAGACGCATCAGCAAAACACGAGATGCCGAACTTAGACAGGTGCGAATAGCACGAGCTCATGGGATCACAGTCAAAGAGTATCACAGGTATGCCAAACACCATGCCATGAATTGTGGACGACCACATTGTATGTTGTGTACCAACCCACGTAGAACTTGGCACGAAAAAACCTTGCAAGAAAAGAAATTTGAAAAACAAATAGAAGCAGATCGTCGTAAAAAAGATGAGTGAAATGACCGAACAAGAGTTTTGGGCAGCATTAGCTCCTGGCCCAGAACCCGACCCACCACGTTTTAGATTGTATCATGACGAGCAAGGATGGCCATTATTTTACAGCATGGAAGAGGTCGCAGGTAATTATATTGAGATTGATAGAGATACCTATCAAAATCCACCCACCCGTGTACGAGTAGTAGATGGAAAACTCAAAGTATTGTCCAGCTATCAGTCTGAAAAACTGGTTCCTGGTAGCAACGGTGTACCGTGTGCCACAACCGATGTGTGTGTAGTAGTAGATCACACACACCCTCATACAAAATGGAATCTTGAAAAATATGACCCAAGTTGACATAGCAGATCTTGATTGTATCTATTTGACCTATGATGAGCCACAAAAGGAAGAGTTTTGGGTCAAAATTCGCAACATGATTCCTTGGGCACGTCGTGTAGACGGCATCAAAGGAAGTGATGCTGCACACAAGGCAGCTGCCGCGGCCAGCGGCACTGAACGTTTTATCTTGATTGATGGAGACAATCTACCACAAGAAAGTTTTTTCAATTCGACCTTACAATTTCCGGATCCGCATTGGGAGCAGGCTGTGTTTCGTTGGCGTGCTAGAAATCATGTCAATGGCCTCATGTATGGCAATGGCGGCCTCAGTTGCTGGACCAAGAGCTTTGTCAACAACATGAAGACACATGAAGCCACTGATGGGCGTGCAGAAACACAAGTAGAATTTTGTTTTGATCCCATGTATTGGGCCATGCATGATTGCTACAGTGTGACCTATCCCAATGGCAGTGCCTATCATGCCTGGCGAGCAGGGTTTCGTGAAGGCGTCAAGATGTGCTTGAATAACGGCGCTAAACCTACAGTGTCAGAATTCAAACAACGTGTACATCATCGTAATCTTGATCACTTGACCATATGGCACAATGTAGGTCGCGATGTAGAACACGGCGTTTGGGCCATAGCAGGTAGTAGAATGGGTACCTACATGACCATGCTCACTGAATGGGATCATCA